ATGTGAAAAAAGTCTAGCTCAAGAATTATCAGACTACTTTACTTTCTTCGTTCCAGGTTATCAATTTGTTCCTGCCTATAAAAATAGATTATGGGATGGTAAAATACGTCTAGCCGATCTTAGATCGTTTACTATTTACCATGGTCTAACTCCTTACATTCAAAAATTTTGCAACGAAAGAAATTACTCTGTAGATGTAGATTCTAAAATTAATTCTACAGAAAACTTTTCTTTAATTGAGGCAGTAGAGTTCATTAAAACATTAAATTTACCGGCATCAATTGAAGTTCGTGACTATCAATTACAATCATTTGTTCAATCAATACGAAACAAAAGAATATTAATTCTATCACCTACAGGTTCAGGTAAATCATTAATACTTTATCTCATATTGAGATACTTACAGAGTATAGATTATAAAAAAGGTTTGTTAATTGTACCTACTACATCACTCGTAGAACAAATGTATTCTGATTTTATATCGTATGGTTATGATTCAGAAAAATATTGCCATCGACAATACTCTGGTAAAGAAAAACATTCAAACAGTTTGTTAACCATAACAACCTGGCAGTCTATATATAAGCTAGATGCTGATTATTTTGAACAGTTTGATTTTGCGATGGGTGATGAGTGCTGGCAGATTTTAAAATTAAATGTTTGATTTTAAAATACCCAGAACACCTCTGTAAAATGTCTAGGCAATGGGATTACAATACAGAAAAAGAATTTATTGTAATGAACAAGGCGAGAAATGATTTTATAAAAAATCTAACACTTTCATTGGAAGGTAATACACTTGTTCTCTTTCAACTTGTCGAAAAACACGGAAAAGATTTATATTCTTCTATTAAAGATAAAGCTGGCAAACGCAAAGTTTTCTTTGTATATGGTGGAACTGATGTTGAAATACGTGAGTCAGTTAGATCGATCACGGAGAAAGAAAATGATGCAATTATTGTTGCTAGTTACGGTACTTTCAGTACTGGTATCAATATACGTAACTTACATAACATCGTCTTTTCTTCGCCTTCCAAGTCTAGGGTGAGAAACTTGCAGTCAATTGGCCGAGGCCTTCGTATTGGTGATAACAAAACAGAAGCTACATTGTTTGATATTGCTGATGACTTTAGAATAGGCAAACATGTTAATTATACCTTGAAACATTTTATTGAACGTGTTAAAATCTATGATGATGAGAAGTTCAATTACAAGTATTATAACATAGAGTTAAAAAATGCATGAAATTAAATTAGTAAGATTACGTACTGGTGAAGATATATTATCGACATATAAAGAAGATGCAGAATCAGAAATGGTAATGTTAAAAGATCCCATGACAATTATCTTTAAACGTTTAGCTTCTGGTCAAAGTATGTTGATGATTTCACCATGGCTTCCATGTTAAAATGGTAAATGATTTAAACAAATATGTTAATGATGATGATAATACTTTAAGAAGGCATCTCTCTGAGTTAGAAGAAGATATGGAAGATGATCTAGATGAAGAAGATATTGAAGAAGTACTAGAAGCTTTAAAGGAAAAGAAGAATAATAATATACATTAATTTCAAACGGCACACCGAGAGTTTAACTCTTGTCAAGCCATAAGTCAAGCGAAAAGAAGGTAATAATGATATGAGTGCAAAATCCAACCATTACATAAACAATGCAGACTTTCTGCAAGCCCTTATTGATTATAGAGATCAATGTGACAAGGCTAAAAAGAAAAAGAAACCAGAACCACCTATACCAAATTATATCGGTGAATGTTTTCTAAAGATTGCGGATCATCTATCTCGAAAACCAAACTTTATATCATATTCTTTCCGTGATGAAATGATTGCAGATGGCATTGAAAACTGCCTAATGTATTTTCGTAACTTTGATCCGGCAAAAAGTAAAAATCCATTTGCTTATTTTACTCAGATCATATATTATGCTTTTCTCAGAAGAATTATGAAAGAGAAGAAACAATTATATGTTAAGTACAAAGCCACCGAACAGTTTGGTTTACTTGATGAAGGTGAACTATATGAAGATGAAAGTGGTAATGTAAGGCAATTTGAACTGTACGATAACATATCAGAGTTTATTCATAATTTTGAAGAAAACAAAAAGAAAAAGAAAACCAAATCTAAAGATACCGAACCTGAACTTGATATTGAAAATGAATTGAAATGAGAATAGTAATACTTGGTGATACACATTTTGGCATGAGAGGTGATTCATTAGAGTTTCACAACTATTACCAAAAGTTTTATGAAAATGTTTTCTTTCCTTACCTAAAAGAAAATAAAATTGATGTTGTCTACCAACTTGGTGACCTATTTGATCGGCGTAAGTTTATTAATTTTAATTCTCTCTATCTATGCCGTGAGTACTTCTTTGATAAGCTGGCTGAAGAAGGCATTCAATTTTATTCTTTACTTGGCAACCACGACATTTCATTTAAGAACACACTCAAGGTAAATTCATCCACATTACTGTTGAACGAATACAATAATATCTGTATTCACGATAAACCATACAAAGAAAATTTTGAGGGTGTCCCAAGAGGTTTTCATGTATTTGACACAGACACACGACAGTTAGAATTTATACAAAACCCCTATCGTATGTTTCATAAACTTAATTATGATGATGGTGAACAAGATTTTGAATTTTGGAAAACATATGATTTCAATCAGTACAAAGAGTGTATGGTGAAAGTTGTGGTACTAAACAAACAGAATCCATACCTCTTTGATCATGTCGTTGATAACCTTTATAAAGCTGGTGCAAACGACATAAGTATTGTTGAAGATTTCAATGACCTTTCTGCCATAGATGACCAAGAAATTATCGATCAGGCAGAAGATACAATGACAATACTTTCAAAGTACATTGATAACTTGACACTTGATGTTGAACCTGATAAACTAAAAAACCTCATGAAAGAGGTTTACATTGAGGCATTAAATACTGAAACTACAGAATGATTTTATTTCGTAATCTTCGTTGGAAAAACTTATTAAGTACAGGTAATTACTTTACTGAAATTAAACTAAACAACCAGAACAATACTTTGGTTGTTGGTGATAATGGTTCTGGCAAATCAACCATGCTTGATGCTTTGTGTTTCTGAACTACAAATCTTTTACACAGATTGTAATTCTTGGTAGTGCATCATTTACTCCATTCATGCAGTTATCGGCTTCAGACCGCCGTGCTATCATTGAAGATCTACTTGACATTCAAATCTTTTCTACAATGAATGGCATTGTCAAAGATCGCATAACTATCAATAAAGATACTATAACAACCAAGAAACACGAAATTGATTTGATGCAACAGAAGTACGATATGCAAAAGAAACATATCGAACAACTCAAGCAAAACAATGAAGAAAAGGTAAAAGAATATGTTGATGAAATTCAATGCCATAGCGATACCGTATCCACCTTACTCACGAATGTTGCGACCCTTACCGCCGAGACAGAAGAACTCCAACTGGTTGTTGCGAGTAAAATTGATGCAGAGGCTAAGGTCAAGAAGATTACAAAACTTGAATCACAAATTGAAAGCAACTTATCCAAATTTCAGAAGGATATCAGTTTCTTTCAATCACATGATGATTGTCCAACGTGTAGGCAAGCCATTGCCAATTCTTTTAAGACGCAAGAGCTTAAAGCCCTCGATAACAAGGTTGCGGAATGTAAACACGGACTCAATCAGTTAGAAGAAAAGTTAAACGCTGAACAAACTAAACTGAATGATATAAATGAAAAGCAAAAGATTATCAATCAGAAACAGGTTCAAATTGCAACTCACAATGCTACAATCACAGAAACAAATAAACTGATTGCTCGATTGCAGAAACTTACAAATGAGCTGCAAGAATCTAAAGTAATATCAGACTCAGAAGAACAACAGCTGAAAGAACTAAAAGACTCTTTGAGTACGCTGCAACTAAACTTAAAAGCATTAATTGAAGAACGGACATATTATGAGGTCGCTTCTAATTTATTAAAAGATACTGGCAT